AAGTTACGGTAACGATTGAAGATAATCTTACGGTCTTCAAAAAGACCCATGCAACCTCGGAAACGAGCCAACTTATCTGCACGGAATCCTTTAACAGGGTGCCAATTCAAGTTGTAAAGATTCTCGTTGTTAAGACAAACTCGTTTGAAGTCAGCTTCCAAGGAAGCCTGGTACTGCACAGCTTCTGAATAAATATCACACGTGGAATAGGTCGGAAAGTAATTGCCGCTTTCATCTCGGCCAAGTACTGACCAATCATTAAGCAATTCTTTGAGAGCATCTAGTTTCTCTAGGTTGCCCATGACGCGTAGGCGGCGATAATCAATCACGTGAATTTGATCACCAATGCGTCCACCAAGAACCATTACAGTGTAATCATTCTTTTCTTTAGTACCAGCAGAAAGGTCGACGCCAACTGCAAGCGTGTCAAACTCTGTAGCAATCTCAGCTTTAACAATTAGTTCAGGCGCAAGAGACAACTCATTTTGTCTGATGACTTGATTCATGTACTGGAAAGAAAAAGCAATAGGTGCTTGTCTTTTCTTTTCCTTCAAGTAATCCAATGACCACATCTCTGGCCAATAAGACCGTTCATCCCCTGTCTTGGGATCATTAAGAATTGCAGAAAGGACAATCTGCATCCAGTTGTTTTGCGTATTAAAAGTTGTGGAATGAATATCGTCATGGCGAAAGCGTGTACCAAGGCAGATAGCCCTGGCTCCTTCAAACATGGTGGGTGCGATCACCGCATTCCAGTTGTCCTGCATCTGTTTACGGATGTCAGGGTTTGAGATGTCCGCAGCCGACTTGATAGCGTCATCGATGATGACCAGGTGTGAACGCTTAGAGGTCACTGAACCTTTAAGGCCAGCGGCACAGAGCGTGAACTGTTCTTCACCAGTGGTGTCGATGCCTGCAAACTTGTGGTCAATGGACCAGTACTCATTACTGGTGACGTTTTTAAGAAGACGTACGGTAGGAAAAACTTCTTGGTAGCGCTTGCTCTCAATGATGCGTTTAATAGTTGCCGACTTGGAACGTGCAATGTCAACCGTATAAGACAAGTAGAGGATCTGTAGCGGCTTCTTAGCTTGTGTATGGATACCAATGGCCCATGCAGTAAACAAACCAAGGACAGTGCTTTTAGCAGAGCCCCTGGGTGCCAGGAGATCAACGTTTGGTCCAGCAATCTTAAGGAGACAACTACTGTCTTCATCTGTCACAAAGTGACGATGCCATTCCCTGTGATGATGAGCCGGAGGTTTATCTGCTACATACTCACAAAAGAAACCAAAATCTTCCCTTGCTTTCTCCAGGGATTCAAGATTTCGTGGAATACGAATTTGTTGTCTGCGTGCCGCAGCTTGTGCATTACGTCGATACGCAAGATGTTGGTACGCAGGCACAGTGAGTATTGTTCAGTGTATTACTGAATACTACCCTATTTCCCTTGCTTTTTGTCTTTCTTTTGCTCTTGATATTTACGAGCCTTATCTAATGCAGCTTTACGTTTTTCTTTATCAGACATTTCACTGCCGTCCTCGTTCTTTGCTTCCTTTTTCTTGAAGTGCTCCAGGAGTTGAGGAGGCATTTTGTTTTTGCTCATTTTGTTTATTTTGATAAAGGGCTGACATTACCTCTTCGCCTCCCTGGACGTGTTGCGCCAGGGGGGTAGGACGAGTGACGCCAGCAAATCTCTCGCGATTCTTTTGTAGCTGACGAATCACATCAAACATGCGGCCAGCGATAGCGCCGTTACCCACTGGCTGTGATTCTTGTTGCTGGTTCATGACAATATTCTAAGTTACATTATTCGTCTAGTTGCATCTTTGCCCAGACACTCATTGACGCTTCTTCCAAGGGGATCTCAATGGGATCATCCTTAAAGACTAAAAGAAGTTCACGAATGGCGCGGTCAGCGCCAGCCATCAACAAACCTTTGCGGTCACGGTTAGCAGTGAAAAGCTCAACCTGAGCAATTGTACCGCGCAACTCTTTTTGCATAGCCGCAATCTTGGCTACACCCATATCACGTTTGACAATACCTTCGTCAACGTCAGTGCGCAATTTGCGAATATCTTCTTGCATCTCCTCGATCTCATAGAGGAGAGTTTTGCGGTGATCTGGTTTTTTGTAATTTGTTTTTAGCCAGTGTTCACACGCAACAATACTTCCTCCATAACCAAGGAATCTGGCATAGAGGAAGACTTCAATCAGAGAATATGTATCTGCGGCAAAAGCAGTGAATGCTTCTTGTTCTGCAGAATTTAAACTGTCAACCCAGAGATTAAAAATCTCAATATCGATAAGCTCGCTGGGACTGTTCGTAGTCTCGTTCTTCGTCTTTTTGCTTGAACTGCTGTTGCTGCTCTGAGGAAGTGCGCTGTTCTTGTGCGCCCTTTCCGATGGTTTCACGTTCTTGTTCACCAGCAGTCTCTGCTTTTTTCTTGGAGAATTCGTAAGCAACACCAGCAGCTTGCCTGTATTTATCCAGGTCAAACCAGTCGTCTGTATTGTACGTATCGTCGACGCTGCTAGTCATTGCTTACGAATGCTGTTTTAGTTTATCAGAAATTGCTCATCATGCTAGCAAGACCTTGCGCATAAATATTGCGACGGCCTTCCACAGACTCTTGACGCTTTTGACGCTTTTTAGAACCTTCGAGACGATCCAGGAGAGCCTGGAACTCATTGATATTAAAATCGCCGGAAGGAGCGCTTTCGTAACCAAAAGAATCAGCCATGGTTAAACAGTGTTTTTTAAATTATAGACAAGGTGCATCTAGAAGTTAAAAGCACCAACAAGGCCTTGTAAGATGCCAGCACGTGCTCCAATGCGTGCAATATCTTTTTGTCCTGCTTGACGAGTTTGTTCTTGTTTGACGCCAAACTCTCCGCCGATTGTCGCAACATCACGCGCAGACTGGGCTTCAATTCCAGCAACGTCTTTCAGGCCGGCGTTAATAATACCTTGCAGATCAATTCGTCCACGTGTTTCAATATCGGCTTTACCAAGGATGGCTTCTTTTTCACGATCAGAAACATACCTTGTTGCCTCTGCCGAAATTCCTTGTGCTTTAGCCCAGCCTTCGTTGTAGAGTTTTTGTTTCTCTAACTCCGTATCTTTCATGATGGTTTGCAGCGCAATGCGCGTTGCAGTATCCATCTCGGGAAATGTTGCCGTAGGACCAGAAACACCTTCTCCATAACCAGTGGTGCCACCTCCGGAAACACCGCCTTCGCCACTAGAGGCACCAGAAGCCCCTCCTGCACCTGCCCCTACTCCCGCACCTGCCCCTGGGCTTACGCCTGTAAACGTCTTGTAGTATTCGCGTGCGCCAGAACCTAGCCTTACGCCAGGAGTTTCCTTTGCGTAACTACGAGCCTTCTCGACCGCAGGAGCGCCAAACTTCTTTTCTACTTGTTGTAACTCTTTAGCGCTGATGTTTGAACCTAAAGATTTAATGTATTTACCAGCTGTTTTTGCCATTGGTTTACTTTTTGTTTATTCTAGGCCACTCAATTAACCACGTCCAAGCATCTGCTGTACCGCAGAATTGATAAGCTCAGGTCGGAACAAGATATTGACCACGGTTTAACTCGCCTTGCGCATTGCGAGTCATTGTGCCATAACGAGCTTCATTTTCGTAGTCAGCTTCTGATTTAAGTTTTTCCGCACCTTCTCGCGTGGAAGCCAGGCGACCGGAGATAAATTGATCAAACGCATCTGCATCTCTTATCCCCATTGCTTTAGCCATTTTGTTATACTTGCTTAACTCACCCTCAGTGCCTTCACGATTAAGTAAATCCTGAAAAGCAGATTCAGCAATAGTGCCAAATTTACTGTAGTCGACAGGTTGAGTTGCCAGACGACCTAAAAGCCTAGTAGGTCTGTAGTTGATATAGCCTTTTCCAAATTCTGAAACGAATGCATAGGCGTCAGCTGGATTTGTTTCAGCAATTTTAAGAGCAGCTGCTTTAAGATTTTTGCGTTCCTTTGGAGAAATGCTTGTTGCTTGAGAAGCGTAATCCTCTATGCGGGATAAAAAACTATGATGGCTTTCTTTGGGAGCAATCCCAAACGCTGCGTTACTATTATTAGTTGCCGGCATAACTATTAAAATGCACCTTAGAACTATTGTAAAATAAAATGTTTACACAAACCTTCTAGCCATTCCAGCAAAATGAGGATTGAATTTACCTGCTAGCGCATATTTTTCAGCAAAATCTTCCTCTTTAGCCTGTTGAAAAGCAGGGTTGCGCATGAAATTATAGCCCTCGCGCATGGCAGAAAGCTGACGTGCTTTATCACGTTCAGCCATTAAATCACCGACACCAAAATTACGTACAAAACCTTCCTCTGCTTGAGTAATGGCTTTATCCATGGCTTTTTGCTGCTGGATAGAGCCAAATACGTTGGCACCTGCTGTCAAACCAGCGGCGGCAAGTCCCAGCGGACCCATTGCGGCTAAGGGACCAGCGG